TCGTCGGCGTCCTGTCTGCCGCACCAGGCGCCACGGCGCAACAAGTCTACAGCGACGGGACTCAGGATGGGTTCGCGCTATCTGGCGGAAGCGCAACCAATGTGTGGATGCCTAACCCGGCTGATGCCTCCCGATGGCCGCTTGCCCTGATGGGCGCTGATGCGAGCTGGATTGTCTGATGGCGCTCATCCTTTCATTCTCCACCGAGGTCGATGCCCCGCTGCCGAACCCGACCGACTGCGACGAGATCGGCCGCGTTACGCGCTGCATCGTCTCGGCCCATGACCGCACACGAACCCATGAGGCGCGCATCGGCTTCGGCGAGAAGCGCTGCCTGGTCGCCGACTTCAGCGGGGCCATCTCGCCTAGCCGCTACATCACCTCCATCACCTGGCGCTGCATCGATGGCTATGTCATCGCCATGAGCAATGCGCGCATCCAGGGCACCAAGCGTTCTGCGGCCGTGGACATCCAGGCCAATTACGGCGGCGAGTCGTGGCTGCGCTGCGATGTGACGCTGGATAACGGCGAGATCTACGTGCAACGGTTCCACGCAAGCGTTGTCGGGTATCCGTGGCCGTGGCCCGACCCTGTTGCGCCGGGTCCGCTGATTCTGACGGCCTCGTAATCGCTCTCTGAGACCGGGTGCCATGGCGAAAGGAATCAAAACGGGCGGCGGCTCGCGCAAGGGCGTGCCTAACAAGGTGAACGCTGAGTTCCGCGAAACCGTCCGGAAGCTGCTTGAGGACAACAGCGAGAACGTTGGGCGCTGGCTGACCCTGGTTGCTGAGGGTGATGGCACCGAGACGGGCAAGCCCGACCCTGCCAAGGCGCTAGACCTGGTTGCGAAGCTTGCTGAGTACGCAGCTCCCAAATTGAGCCGGGCTGAAGTTGAGCACGGCGGCAAGGTGCATCTGACCCATGAGCAATGGCTCGCAAGCCTTAAGTGATGCGCGCCTGAGGCTAAGGGACGATTTCGAGTTCTACGCCCGCAACTGCCTAAAGATCCGCACCAAGTCAGGCGCGGTCGAGCCGTTCGTATTTAACCGCGTTCAGAAGTTCATCCACGAGCGCCTAGAAGAACAGCGGGCCAAGACAGGCAGGGTTCGCGCCCTGATCCTCAAGGGGCGGCAGCAGGGTTGCAGCACCTACGTTGGGGCGCGCTACTACTGGCGCACGACGTGGAGCCAAGGTCAGCGGACCTTCATCCTCACCCATGAGGACCAGGCGACACAAAACCTGTTCGAGATGGTGAACAGGTATCACGAGAACTGTCCCGAGTTTGTCCGCCCATCGACAGGCGCGGCGAACGCCAAGGAACTGTTCTTTGACGTGCTGGACAGCGGCTACAAGGTCGGCACGGCTGGCACCAAGGGTGTTGGTCGGTCTAGCACCATCCAGCTCTTTCACGGCTCTGAGGTGGCGTTCTGGCCCAACGCGGAAACGCATGCGGCTGGCGTGCTTCAGGCGGTTCCCGATGAGGACGGGACCGAGGTCATCCTTGAGACCACGGCCAACGGCGTTGGGAACCTGTATCACCAGAAGTGGCGCGATGCCGAGAACGGCGTCGGCGACTTCATCGCCATCTTTGTGCCCTGGTTCTGGCAGGACGAATACCGAAGGCCGGTTCCTGCTGGCTTTGCCCTGGACGAGGAAGAAAGCGAGTACGCGCTGCTCTATGGCCTCGACATGGAGCAAATGGCCTGGCGGCGAAACAAGATCGCCGAGCTGAAGGACGCCAACCTGTTCAAGCAGGAATACCCGGCAACCGCTGCCGAGGCGTTCCAGATGAGCGGCCATGACAGCTTCATCAAGCCTGCATCGATCGTCAGGGCGCGCAAGGCAGAGTGCGAGCCGTCTGGCCCGCTGGTCATTGGCTTTGACCCAAGCCGATACGGCGACGACAGCGGAGCCATGGCCCACCGACGTGGGCGCAAGGTGCTGAAGATCGCCAAGCGCCAGAAGCTCAGCACGATGGAGTCGGCAGGCTGGGCTAAGCAGGTGATCGACACCGAGAAGCCTGCGCGCATGTTCATCGACGTTGGCGGCTTGGGTGCTGGCATATATGACCGCCTGGTCGAGATGGGCTATGGCGAGATTGTCAGGGCGGTGAACTTCGGTGGCGCCCCGCTAGAGCCGCCGCGTTTTGACGATGAAGGCCGCGAGATCCCAGGACCGTCAAACCGTCGCGCCGAGATGTGGATGAACTCTCGCGATTGGCTTGATGCCGAGGGCGGTGCAGATATACCCGACTCCGACAGCTTGCAGGCCGATGCCTGCGGCCCTGGCTATCGCTACGACAGCTATTCGCGCCTCGTGCTTGAGAAGAAAGAGGACATGCGCCGACGCGGCGTGCGAAGCCCCGACGAGTGGGATTCGGTTGCACTGACCTTTGCTGAGCCGGTGGCGGAAGCCTACGCGGTATCGCTCGACACATACCCCACGGACTACTGATGGCCGAAAACGACACCGACCAGCTTGCGGAGATGCGCAAGCGGTATAGCCGTGCGCGCGATCATTGGGCGCCAATCTATGACCAGGCGCTAGAGGACATCCGGTTCATTGCCGTCCCCGGCCATCAGTGGGACGCCAAGCTCAAGGCCCGCCGTGGTGATCGTGCCTGCTACGAGTTCCCCAAGCTGAAGGGGCATGTTCGCCAGGTGGTGAACGAGATGCGCCAGAACCGCCCCGGCGGCAAGGTGCGCGGCGTGGAGGAATCGGACCAGGCGCTTGCGGAGATCATGCAGGGCCTGTGTCGCAACATCGAGTCGTTCAGCAACGCAGACCAGGCCTACGACATCGCCTTTGAGCAGGGCGTGCAGGGCGGCATTGGCTACTGGCGGATCACGACCGACTACGCCGCGCCTGACGATTTCGACCTCGACATCTTCATCAAGCCCATCCGCAACTTCGTGGCGGTGAAGTTCGACCCGGCGGCGGTGGAGATTGATCGCAGCGATGCCAACTGGTGCTTTGTCGAAGAACTCATCTCCAAGGATGACTTCGAGCGGCGCTATCCCAAGGCCGATCTGTCCGACTTCGACACGGACCACGAGTGCCGCGACTGGTGGGAGAACGGCCAGGTTCGCGTTGCCGAGTATTGGTACAAGGAGCCGGTCAGGCGCACGCTGCTAGCGCTATCCAGCGGCGACACGGTGTTTGAGGATGAGGTCAAGCCGGAGGAATTGAAGGCCGCCGGTATCACCATCCTCAAGACGCGTGAGGTAGACGACAAGAAGGTCTACATGCGCCTTGCCAACGGGCGCGAATTCCTCACCGAGCCTTACGAGTTCCCGAGCAAGTACATCCCCATCGTGCCGTGCTGGGGCGAGATCGAGAACATCGACGGCGTTGACCATGTGCAGGGCATGGTCCGCCCGAGCAAGGATCAGCAGCGGTTGCATAACGTGCACCGCACGGCGGCGATTGAGGCGGTTGCCAAGGCTCCGAAGGCACCGTTCTTGCTCAAACTCAAGTGGATCAAGGGGTTTGAGCATTTCTGGAACAAGGCCAACGCCGAGGATTACCCGTATCTGCCGGTGAACGACCAGGCCGAGCAGATGCCGCAGCGCGCCACGCAGGCCGAGGTGCCCGCCGCGCTGATCCAGCTTGCCGCACTGGACAACGACGACCTAAAGGCCGCCACGGGCATCTATGACGCCTCGCTGGGCGCGCGCTCCAACGAAACGAGCGGCATTGCCATCGGTCAGCGCAAGCAGCAGGGCGCCACGGCCACGTTCCACTACATCGACAACCTCGGCTATGCGATCCGGCAGACCTACCGAATCCTGATCGACATGATTCCCCGCGTGTACGACACGCCGCGTGTCGTGCGCATCCTGGGAGAGGACGGCGGGGCGAAGTGGAAGCAGCTCTATCACGAGGTGCATGACCCGGAAACCGGGCAGCCGGTGGTGCTCAACGACATCAGTAAGGGCAAGTACGACGTGGTCGTCACGGTGGGGCCGAGCTTCGCCACGCAGCGCATGGAGTCGGTTGCGGCCTATGCCGAGATGGCGGGACAGGTGGGCGCGCAGTTCCCGCCGCTGGCCGCGATCCTTGCCTATCAGGTGGTCAAGAACACCGACTTGCCAGGCTCCGAGGACGTAGAGAAGGCATTGCGCCGCGTGCTTGTGGGGCAGGGCCTACTAGAGCCGCAGGAAGGCGACCAGC